CCAAGTGCAAACGACAAGCGTGAGTGGGTCTGGGAGAAGGACATTGTCAGAAAGGTGGTGAAATCATGAATAAGGGAACTATCGAGGATTTTTGCAAGCTTGCTCCACTTGAGAGTCGAAAACGACAGGCTCCGGGCGTTGACTCGGGAACTGGAGGAGTTGACTAGGTGGCGAAAATGGCCGGAGGAATCGCCAACCGAAACCGGCTGCTATGCGGTCAGGCTTCCGGGCAAGTGTTTCACGATGACCGGATATTGGAACTGTTTTGGGGCTTGGGATTTGAAATATGAGCGGCTTTACTGGATGCCGCAAATACCATTGCCGCCCGAATAAACGAGCCACGGCGACACCTGCCGTTTCCAGTGGTGTGACTCCAGAGAGATGGAATGTTTGGAGGTTTAATCATGTCTGAAGACGATAAGAGTGTTCCTGGTTTTTGGTGTCATTCGTGCTGCGCTTATTCCGACAGCCGTCTGAGAGCGCCTGTTTTAGCTGCTGAGCCAAACGGCGATTCTTCTAGAAATGGCTACTTGAAGTACTTGTCTTTCAGTGACAATAAAGCTCAACTTCAAGTTGGCGCAGTTATTGGTGAAGGACGCAAGAACCTCAAGTTTTACAATGTGCCAGACGCTGTCGCTGAAGCGGCAATTCAAGCGGCTATGCTCGTTGTGACTGCTTGGTATCAAGGACTTGGTCCAGCCCGCGACGCGTAGTTATTTAATCATGCCCAGTCAGTCCTTGTGGCTGGCTGGGCTTTTCTGGAGATGGACATGATTTACTTATTTGATTGTTTTGGAACCGTTTTCAATATGTCTCAAATTCCAAAAGAGGATTTGAGGTACTACGGCTCCATCCTGAAAAAGCCCGTTTGGGAACCGCTGAATTTTCCAAAGTATTGGCAAGAGATTCCGCCTCATCCAGACAGTGAAGAGGGGATCGACATTTTAAAAAGCAAGGGACACAAATGTGTTGCGTTGTCTAATGCGCCTCATCAGCTTATGCGTGTTCTTTCTGCCAACGCTAACATTTACTGGGACCACATTATTGGCCTTGAGGAATATAAGATTTACAAGCCTAATCGGTTGGCCTATTTAACAGCTTGTGCAGAGCTGGACTGCAAGCCGTCCGATTGTACCATGGTCACTGCCAATAAAACCTTTGGTGATATTGAAGGTGCTAAGTCTGTCGGAATGTTTGCAAAGCTGATTAGGAATGAATGGTGTCCTGACATTATGGCTTTGGCTCGCAATGCGTCAAAGATTCGGGAGCGAAGCAAATGATGTTGTTCGGTCTCCCTGAAATGAAAGTATTCGCTGAGACAAGCAGCGATCCTCGGATCAAAGCTCTCTGGGCAAGACTGGAAGAGGCCCGCAGAAAGAATGCGCTTTGGTGCAATGAAGTAAACACGCTGCGCGACCAGCTTCGCTGGCGTAAGTGGCCGGAGGAGAAGCCGGAGGAGAAAGACGAATACATGACCATCATCGACGATGAAGGAAACGACGACACTTGCCTATTGTTTTGGAACGGCTCCGAGTTTTGTTTGCGTGGTGGGTTTCGGCCACTTGTTCGTTATTGGCGATCAATTGGCGAACTGCCGGGAGAGTGAGCGATGAGCAATTGGTTCTGCCCAGACTGCGTTGGCTTGCTGATTGGAAGTTATTGCAATTGTTCAAATACTCCAGGAGTTGATTGTGGATAAGCCGCTGCTATTTTTAATTGCTGGCTATTTTGGCGGGCAGATGTTAGCGTATTTGTTTTTGTTTGGAATGAGTTTTATACGAGTCAAAAAAAAGAAGGGTGGATGATGAGTAGCCTTTATTCTGTAGCTGTAGACGAGTTGGTTAGGCTGCGCGACCAGCTTCGCTGGCGTGATGCAAAAACTGAAAAGCCACAAGAAGGAGAATTGTGCCTGATTGTCATGCGAAATATGATTTGGCCTAATGTGATTCAGTATTCCGAGTTTGGTTCCTACCGTAGCCCTTGGGACACAGACTTTATTTTGTACTGGCGACCAATTGGCGAACTGCCGGTATAACACACCTCTTTGAATTCTCCCATCGAATGAACTACTCAAGCTCGGGTGTATTTATTTGGGACATTTTAATCCCAAATGAGGCTTCCGATGTTCTGGTACTGGGTTGGTTACATTCTGACTGCCTGGCTCACCGCCGACTTTCTGACCGGCCTTTTCCACTGGTTTGAAGACCGGTACGCCAAAACCTCCTGGCCTATTTTCGGCCCCCTAGTTGCCGCCCCCAACGAATTGCACCACAGCGAACCCCGCGCATTTCTCCGTGGGAGCTACTGGGATCGCAACAACACCACGATGATTCCCTGTCTTTTGATCGCAGCTTGGCTGGGATACCAGGAGCTTTGGTGGGGGATGTTAGTCGGCATTTTCGCCTCGCAGGCGAACCAACTCCACGCCTGGACCCATCAGGGCAGCGTTCCCCGCCCGGTCAAAATCCTCCAAGAAACTGGCATCTTGCAGAACGCCCGCCACCACGCCCGACATCATATAAGTCCTTATGCCACGCACTTTTGCGTCATGTCTAGTTGGCTAAACCCCTTGTTTGACTCCATCGGTTTCTGGCGCTGGCTGGAAAAAATCGTTTTCTTTTTTTTACGCGTTCGACCCAAGCAAGGTTAATACCATTGCCGGAATGATCTAAGCTGCCGGGGCCGCACCATCCCCTTCGGCGTGAGCCGACCGTGTGACAGGCCAGCAGCCATGGGCCAGGTAGTGTTTGAGTGCGGTTGAGGCGCTACCAGAAGATATCGGGCCGCATACTCGATAATGAGGGTTCGAGTCCCTCTTTCGGCGATAACCAAGGAAAGACCATGCTGCAAGAAATCAAATCCCAACACGAAGTGGACGACAACGGCAACCCGGCTGGGGGTCGCACTTGGGGGACTGGCATTCAAATCGATTGGCAGAATGGCCCGCTGGCCGTGGACGGGTTTCGTAAGGAGCCGAATGGAGCCTTCGTCGAAGGGGTAATTCAAGCCGCCATCGACCGCCTGCAACATTACCAGTCGGGCAAGTTCGCCTGCCGAGAGAACGCCCTGGCCATCACCAAGCTGGAAGAAGCCCTTCATTGGTGCCAGCATCGGACGGCCAACAGGACCAAGCGCGGGGTCGAAGGGACTCATACGGTGTGACATGGTGGGATTGGGCAAGCTGGTAATTGCCTACCTCATCGTCTTTGAACGGGTCTGGGTTCCCCCAACCGCAGTCCAAGAAAATCCTTTCGTCAGGAATCTGATCGCCCAGGTCGCCCAGGACCTAGAGCTTTTTGCTTATCCAGACTGTACTTCCTTGAACAAAGCTCGTGACGCCTACGAGCAAACGCTGACCTGTCGGGCAAAACTGGCAGATGCCAAGAAATTTTTTTATATCGATTTTTATGTGGAAGGAACGACTTGTTACATGATTTGGGCGAATAAATACAATCGACCGTTTGATGAAGTTTGTCGTCGGAATATCTTGCAGGGTTATGGTGAGTCCCGGGATTTTTGGTTGATCGTACAACGGGAAAACGACTTAATTTATAAAGTGTACGATTTGCTTGACGATCAATACCGAAACATACCACTCTACTCCAAGCGTTTGAAACTAGATCAATTGCGCGAAATTTTGGGTGGCGAAGCCTACGAAGCTGGCTGGCTTCCTAACCCAACCCCGACTTGGAGATTCTTGCCGTGAAAGAATACGATCTTTACCGATGTATATCTGACCTAGCTTGCGTGGCCAGCTTTACTTTCATTGCTTGGATGCTTCTCCGAAAAAATTCTTGGAGATAACTAGACGGTTTCCCTGAATGGTTTACCATAAGGAGTCGGCGTGGGCAGGCGGCCTGTGCCTTTTTTCAAGGACGAGGTAACTATGAAGCGATTTGTTTTTGGTCTGTTGGCTCTGGCTATGGTGGCTTCCGCAGCTTCGGCTGGCCCTTTACGTCGTAAGGCGGTTGTGACAGGAACCAAAACCGTAACCCAGACCCAGACCACAACCACCGTTACCACGGTTACTAACGCCCAGGAAGTGGCTGCTTATCTGGCCGGAATTGGCAGGATTGGCCACTTTTTCCGCGGCGGATATCGCTTTGAGGGCGTGGGTATGGGTTCCACCCCCCAGGCTGCCATCAATTCCTGCTGCAAGCCCCGTTTCGGCGGTTCTCCCCGCGAGATCGGCGTTGCACAGGGACGCAACGGCATGTTTTACGCATGCTGCCGGTACTAAGAAAAATTGTTGACCGTGTTTAGGATTGGGTTTCCGGTCGGCACGGTTGACAATACACGCACGGCTTGCCATCCCTTGTCGTGCGTTGTACGGGAGTAGAGAAGAGGCTATCTCGCCACCCTCATAAGGTGGAGATCGCTGGTTCGAGTCCAGCCTCCCGCAATGGTTTTCTCAAAGGAAGGAGTCCCCTATGAACAAGATCAGGAAGAAGATTGTTCGCAGGAAAGAGTTGATCGCAGCCTTGACAAGGATAGCGGCCAACAACAAGAGGGCGACGGCCCGATAAACGAATCGGGCTTTTCAGAGGCGGTGACCCCAAAAGGTCGCCGCCTTTTTTATTGGGGGGTTCTTATGTATGTGATGCGACCGAATGACGGCTACAAGCAATCCTTGAGGGATTTGGCAAAGTCTTTGCTTTCCAAGGGTGCGGTTAGCCATTTTGTCGAAATTGGTTCTTTTTCCGGGGAATCCGCTGTCATCTGGCACGAATCCTTGCCTGATTCCACCATCTGGTGCATCGATCCCTGGTTGCCAGGCTACGACCCAAACGATGCCGCCAGCAACGAGAACATGACCGCTGTTGAAAAAGCGTTTGATCGCAGGGTTTTTGGGTGCGAAAGACTGGTCAAGCTGAAAGGCACTTCGGACGACTTCAAGTCGTTGTCGTGCCTCCAGTCTGTCGATGCTGTCTATGTCGACGCCATGCACACTTACGAGGGCGCCAAGGCCGACATTGAGTTCTGGTTGCCTCGCTGCAAGCTGGCCATCACCGGCCACGACTACAACGGAGGCTGGCCAGGCGTGATCAAGGCTGTGGATGAAGTCGTTGGCAAGCCTGACTTTATTTTCCCAGACAGTTCCTGGTTGAAGTGGATCAAGAGATGAATCCGCCCCACTAAGTCGCTGTGTTTTGCAAAATGCATTTTTCGCCATGATGAGGAGGTTGCGATGACAGATAACGACAACGAATACTGGGAACTCAAGAAAGCAATCGACCTTGCCTCGTCGGCAGACAGATTTGCTGAGTTGGGTGTGGCCGACCTTCTTGATTTGAATTTCATCCATACCTGCCGAAAACTTTTGCCAGACTTTTTGAAAAAACACTCGAGGCTCCTGCGATTGGTCCGCGAGAGCCAGGACGAGATCGAAAGCTTAGACAACGAGGTGTGTCGGGTTGGAAGAGAATCGATGCAATTGATCAATGAAAATTTGAAGCTGAAGGCTCAGGTCGAAGAACTAGAAGAGCGTTTGTCGATCATGCTGGAAAGCAAAGGCGTTGTTGAGGGTTGGGACGCATGAATCGCAAGAAGCTGGAGTACCTGAAAGCCTGTGAGCGCGGAACCCGCGAGGCTGGTGTCAGACTCTTGCGCGGACATGTCGTTAGGACAGAAAGCGGTCGTTTTGTGTCCAAGTTGACTATCGGCCACCATCCTACCGAGGAAGACGCCGAAGCCTTCCTTGAGACAGTCAGGACCATGTTGAATTCCCAGAAGGGGCGAACAACCGATTATTTTCAGTGGGGTTTTAGATTTGTCGGAGACGACATTTGCGGCAATTGTTATTTCAAGGTTGTGCCACTTGATTATTACGAGAGACACGGCTCTTTTGATGGTAACCCCTTCCCGTATTTTCAATTGCCAACATCGCTAGGGTTTTCACACGAAAGTGAATCGACCTTCAGGTATGGCGGCGACGAAACAGAGGGTAGGGGTATTTTGATTCGCATGGGACTGAAGGAGCTTGATTGTGGATGACCTTGAAGGCATTTTGCTGTGTGACGGCCTCGAAGGTGCTTTTATTGGTGTTTTGCACCGGTTCAATCAACCGACGATCGCAGTCTATGACATTGAAAAAATCATCGCTATTTACATGTACCGCGATGGCATGACCGAAGAAGAAGCCCGTGAGTTTTTTGAATTCAATGTTATCGGAGCGTGGGTTGGGGAACGCACTCCAAGTTTCGTGTCTTCAATGTCACTCGAAGAGCTAAACCTGGCAATTCAGGAAAGCTCCGAATAAAAAAACAAAAAAGCTTGCCAACACCCTATGTAAAATCCTAAGCTTTTTGCTGGTTAAAACTTTTCTCAAGGAGTGTGGGGATGTCTCTCGACGAAGATGTTGCCAAAGCTTTGCAGTATGGTCGCCCAAAGAAGGACGATCCCAGGAAAAAGCCGGCAAAGCCAGACGAAAGGAAGCGGGGCAGCAAAAAGAACCCCAAGGATTCTGCTTCTAAGCCAAACAATTCCATCGAGGTTTCAGCGGAGACCGAGAAAAAAATTCGCAAGTTGATGGAAGAACACAACGCCAAAGACCCGAAATACAAGGCCAATATGGCCATGTTGAAGGCCGTCTTTCGTCGCGGGGCCGGAGCGTTCAGCACCAGCCATGCTCCAGGCATGGATCGGACCCGTTGGGGCCTGAAGCGGATCGAAGCCTTCCTGTACCTGTTGCGCAGGGGTAGGCCGTCCAACCCCAACTACAAGCAGGACAACGACCTGCTGCCGGACGGACATCCCCGCTCCAGCAAGAAGAAGGAGAAGTCCAAGAGCAGCACCCTCAACGACATTCTTTCTCGCATCGAGGGAGCTGTGCAGGATTTGCGCGATTCCCTGCGGGGCTGATGATGTTCAAGGTTTCGCTCGGAGAGAACGGCTGTTTCTTTGTGTCAGACAACGAAGGAAGACCAGCCGTTGTCTCCGGTGAAACATTGGATGATTTGGCCGATGTGCTGATAGCCATGTTGGCAGCGGTCAATAGTTTTGAAGGCTTTCAGGGGCAGCGGGCTTCGGAGTGGCCGAAAGTTAGAAGACAACACCTGGATGCCAACCCCCGTTGCGCAGCCTGTGGTTCGGACAAAAGTCTTCAGGTTCACCACAAGAAACCTTTCCATTGTGAGCCTTGTCTTGAATTGGACGCCGAAAATCTGATCACATTGTGTCCTTTGTGCCATTTCTACTTCGGGCACTTGCTCAGGTGGAAAAGCTGGAATGTCGATGTGAGCAAGGATGCGGCTTGGTTTTTAGAAAAGGTTAAGGAGAGACCATGAAAAGCTGGGGATTGACATTGTTTGTGGTTGTCTGGATCAGTTGTATCTGGCAGTTCTCGGTTCGCCCGATCCTAAACATGGAAATGCGCATCAAGGCAACGGAGGCCAGTCTGCGATTTGAAAAGCAGCGGTCGCAGCTCCTGGATGACGAGATTGCCGAGCTTCGCACAAAACCCAGCTACGAGGAAGGTTATCGCGACGCCGTCATCCGTGCCGGGGCGCCCGAAAATGCCAGCGCCTACAAAGATGGTTACGATGCGGCCATCCTTGCTGTCGGCGATGGAGGCTATGCTGACGGTTATCATGCAGCCATCAAGCAGTTTGGCTTCCCGGCCCGCCCCAACCAGGCCATGGCCAAAGCCAGGAAGGATGGTGCCGAATGAGCATCATCACGAAAAAAGGTGTGTGCAAAGTCACGAACGAGCAGTACGCCGAGGCCTACAAGCAGTATGAGCCGTGTCTGCACAAGCATTGCCAATCGTGGACCGGTAAGTTTGACAAGGATGAGGCCATGCAAATTGCTGGCATTGCCTTGTGGATGGCACTCCAGAATTACGACAGTTCCCGCCGGATGACTTTCCTCGGGTATCTGATCAACCGTATCCGTTGGTCTTTCCTGGTGGCCTACCGCAAGAAGAGGAGGCAGAACAAGGAAATACCTGTCGATACCACGGTCAAGTGCTGGATAAACGAACCCTTCTATCTGCACGAAGATCCGGATGAGAGGCCCGATGTCATCAAAAGACACCTGAATGATAAGGCGTCTAAGATTGTTGATCTGGTCGTGGCGGGGAAAAACACGACGGAAATCAAGCAGGAGATGGGTATTTCTAGGCAGCGGGTTCATCAGATTTTTGGAGAAATCCGCAGCACGCACAATCGGCTTTGTTCGATTGGCAAAATGTAGTCTGTCTAGACATCCTTGATTTTTTCAACGCGCATCCTTGCTAGTCAGGGGTGCGCGTAAGTCTTTTTGTCAACCCAATTAATAATCCAGACAAACATAATTTTGAAAAAACTATTGTCAACTCTGTCCAGCTTGCTATTATTTGAATGTCGGGAGCAAGAGTTGCAACCGAAAAAGTCGTGAGACAAGGAAAAGAGCGATGAGCAACAGCAGCGTTTTGGTGGGATCGGGTAACAATGGCGATTTCGTGCATCAGCACCAGGAAATGGGTGCCAAGCAGGATTTCCGCAATGTGTCCAAGAAGTGGCTGGACAAGTGCATCACTTTTGATCAAGGCCTGGAAAGGCTTTATAACGGACGCAGCCAGACGGAAGACTTTGAGGCAACGATCACCCAGTTCCGTCCCGCTTTGACCGACTCTGGCCGTTTTGTCATCCGCGACCAGGCGTCCGGCAGGGATTTCAAGCCCACCCAACACGCCCTCAACCAGCTTTCCCGCTGGGCAAATGTCGGCAACTTCCTGCCGACGAAGCTGTATGCCAGCACCGACACCCAAGATCACGAGACGCTGGTTCGTGTTTTTGAGAACGGTCTGCGCCATCTTGATAGCGACAAGAACCTGTTCTGGCGTTGCCGTCAGGATGGCACCCTTCGCGCCGTCCTCAGCAACCGGTACATGGAGGTCAACAACGAATGGTTCCTCAAGACCCTCCAGGAAATCATACCTGGCGGCATGTTGTCGCACTGGCGGGGGGATAGCGACACGATTTACGGCAACATCCTGATCCCAGATTCCATCCGGGAAGAGTCCGACAGCGACTACGGTGGAATGCTGTCTATCGGCAACTCCGAGGTCGGCACCCGTCACCTGTTCTCGTTGCCGTCTGTTTTCCGGGCCATCTGCATGAACGGGTGCATCTGGGATCAGAAGAAGGGCGAATCCCTGAAGATGCGCCACAATGGCGAACCGGACTACGAAGTCCTGTATGTGGCGATTCGACAAAATCTGGAAAACCAGATTCCCCTGTTGCCCCGCGGTATCGGTCAACTGCTAGATACCCGGGCCAAGAAATGGGACAGCGGTTCGATTTACCCGCTTTTCGCTGCCCTGGCTACCGAGTTCAAGATTGCCCGCGAACCCATCAGCAAGGTTTTGGGCGCCTACCAGGAAGAGTTGCTGGCGGCCGACTCCAGCCGCAACAACCTGTTCGGGGTGATCAACGCCTTCACCCGGGCCGGGCAGGGTTTGTCCAACGAGCAATGGTACAGCTTTGATATCATTGGCGGCAAACTGGCTGGTTTGTCCGGCAACGAGTGGGATGGTCTCCGCAACCGGGCTAGGGCTATGAAGACAGAGACCGTGGACAAAGTTCTTGGCCTGGCTTCCTAACTTAAAAAACAGTCTTAAAGACAAGCCCGTCCGGATGATTCCGGGCGGGTTTTTTTGTTGGCAAAAGAAAAGCCCCCGGGGATCATCACTCCCCGGAGGCCTTTTGACTCTGCCAGAGGTTTCTGGCCGGAGAGTCATACCCCTTGCAGGATAGTACTTAAACAATAGTTTTGAGGCTTTTTATCGGCAAGGCGTAAAAAAATAATTTTACTTATTGGCCGATTGAACAATAATGGAGTGTCGGCTCACGGGGGAAAGTAGCCGATAGGATGTTCGATTGTGTGTTTAATGTCGTACTTAGGTTTTGGGGGAACACTATTATTGGGGGGTTGTTATGAAGACTAATTATCAGGTTTCACCAGAAGAGTTCATCATGGCTTGGGAGACCAGTGAGTCGGTTCCAGAAGTGGTTGAAAAATTGCGACGGGTTGCCAAGGCCAAAAACACTCAAAGTATGTCTAAAGATATAGTTTTATCTCGTGCGTCATCTTATCGTTCTCTGGGTGTGAATCTGAAAAAAATGAAACGGAAGCACGGCAAACCGATTGATGTCAAGGCCTTGAACAATCTGGTCTCCAGGATCAATCAGGGGGGCGGTCTGTTTGACAAGGATGTTGTGGCTATCGACTTGAGAAAAATGAGCAACGACAAGATCACCGCCTGATTTTGTCTGGGGGGTCTGGTCTTCTGGGGTGGTGTATTCAATTACGCTATCCACCCCCAGAGGACTAGACCCATGCCCAATCTCTATGGCAATCCTGTCGTTTCCGGGCAGATGATTCCGCACGGCAATGAAGCCCTGACCCAGACAACCCAGGTCATCACCGATCAATTTTACGCTGAACAAAAGCAGATTCTTAAAAAGAAGGCTTTTGGTGTCGATTACTCCGTCCTGCCGAGCGGGACGGAAGCAGCCACCGTTTCTCAGGTGAGTGTGCGCCAGACCAACCCGCCAGCTGCATCTTCTCGCGGGTTTTTCTGTGTTGGCAACAGCATCGTCTGACCCGAGGTAAAACCATGGATTTTTCCATTCTGATCAGCAAGTTGTTTGAAGCTCGTCAAGCAGCCCACAACGCCCATCTTGCCACTCGCTCTTACGCCGCCCACAAGGCCATGAATGAGTTTTACGATGGTATTCTGGAGATTGCCGACGAGTTGGCTGAGGTCATCCAGGGTGAATTTGGCCTGTTGTCCCTGAATGTGCAGGCGCCCCCTCCCAATGTTGACTTCGTGGTTTACCTCAAGGAATTGTGCGCCATCCTGAAGGCAGCCAACCAAATGATCCCGGGTGTCCAGAGCTACCACCAGAACATCATCGACAATGCGCTGGCCCTGTCCTACAAGACCCTTTACCTGTTGACGCTTTCGTGAGCCTGGTCGAGGGGAAGGATTATTATTTGGAAAACGGAAGTTATGTCCTGACAAGGACTTACCTTCTGAGCCGTGGAAAATGTTGCCACGGCGGGTGCCGCCACTGCCCCTACCCGGTCAATATGGGTAGGAGGACCCAGGATAATGAGTCAGATTGCGTATTTCGTGAAGGCGGCGAAGCGACCATCGACCCGGTTTGATACGGCTACCGAGAGTTTGGTTTATTCTTTGATGCCAGAAGCTCCGGTTTCGTCCAAGCAGATGGCAGATATTGTCCTCTCCTGGGTCAAGGAACATCCCGACGATGGCCCCATCCATGGAGGCGTCCGGGAGATCAGTCTGGCGATGGAGAATCTGCTCCTTCGGGGGTGGATTCAGACCTCGTTTTTGAAGGCTGCCGTAACCATTTGACGGTGTATTGCTGGGTAGGTGTTATCCCTATCTGGCATCGCCGGAGGTACGGCCATGGACACACAGACTGCGTTGCAAATCCTGGAAAGATTTGGCCTGCCAATCTTCCTGTTGTGTGTTTGCGGTTTCGCCTTGTATAAGGCGGCAATCTGGGCAGCCAACCGGATTTTTGTTCCAGTTGCTGAACGCCACATCAAATTCCTGGATGATGTCAGTTGCGCGGTAGATAAAATCACCGTCAACCAAGAAAATCTCGTCCGGAATATGGCTGATTTGTCGACCCATGTGAAAAATCACAGCCGTCGCATGTCTTCTCTTGAGAGAGTGACCGAAGAAACAAATGTAAACTGAGGGGGTGACCCATGTGTGCCAGTTACGAGGTGCATGGGACTCCACCGGAGAAAAAACGATCCGTCCGACTAGCTAGCTATCCAGATCATGGTATCAATTGGCAAAAAGCCTGGAAAAAAGCTCAGGAATTTATTGAGGACGGGTATCGCAATGTCCGAGTTGTTGAAGTTCCAAGCTCAAATAATAATTGATCGTTTGTAATATCCGACCTATCCTCCTATTGGGTGTTGCAATTGTGCTACCCAATAGGATTTTTTGTTGTGATTTACCCGAAAATCAGTTGCCTGTGCCCCACATACGGCAGGCCCCATGCTCTGGAAGAGGCGATGCACTCTTTCCTGCTCCAGGACTATCCTGGCCCCAAGGAGCTGGTGATTGTTAATGATTTACCGGAACAGGAACTGCGGTTTGACCATCCCGAGGTCAAGATAGTCAATCTTCCCGAACGGGTCGCCAATCTGGGTGAAAAATTTAATCTGACCGCCAGGGAGGCGACTGGCGACATCTTGGCTGTCTGGGACGATGACGACATCTTCTTGCCGCACCGTTTGACTTATTCCTTTGAGGGGATGTGGCGGGGGTTGTTCCACACCGGCCTTGGCTTTTACGAAGAAAAACCCCGTCACATTGAATATGCCAGCAACCTGTTCCACTCCTGCCTGATGCTGACCAAGAAGGTCTTTTGGGATGTTGGTGGGTACCGGCATGTCGACTGGTGTGGGGCCGATTCCCTGCTGTTCCAGGATCTGATCCGTAGGTATGGCGAATTCTCAAAGACCATCCCGGACAAGGATCGTTTTTATATTTATCGCTGGTCATCCGTGCAGTCTTACCACGTCAGCGGCTGGTCTTCCGAAAAGGTCTCGTCTCTGGTGGAAGGCTTCATCAAGGAGCGCATCCTGTCGGGGCAGCTGCCCTCAGGAGTGGTCGATCTGGAGCCGCGCTGGTCCTACGACTACACGGAGTTCCTCCCTTGATCAATGTCTGCTCACCGGTCAACGAACTTGGCTATGGCACGGTCGGTCGCAACCTCGTGAAGGCGATGATTGAGATCGGCGTCAAGCCAGCCCTGTTTCCCATCGGCAATGCCGTGGTCGCCAACAGCGAAATGGCGGCGTTCGCCAAGGCTGTGGAGCGGGCCAAGTTCTACAATCCGCACCACCCGTCCTTCCGCCTCTGGCACGCCTGGGATTTGTCGCAGCACCCCACTAAGTCCAAGCGTTCCGCGGCGACCTTCTTTGAGCTGGATTCCTTGAAGCACGAGGAAATCTACCAACTCAGCCAGATGGATTGCGTGTTTGCGTTCGGAGAGTGGTCCGCTGATGTGATGAGGCGGTCAGGCATGACAGCCAGAATCGAGACCATTCATTGCGGCGTGGACCGCAACATCTTCGGCGACAAACCCCTCCCCCAAGAAGGCCCCACCCGCTTCATCAACGCAGGCAAGTGGGAAATCCGCAAGGGTCACGACCTATTGCTCCAGGCTTTCCTGAAGGCATTCAGGCCGGATGACGATGTCGAACTGGTCATGCTGTGCGACAACCCGTTCCTGACGCCTGAAGAGACCAACGAGTGGGTGGACTACTACAAGAAATCCAAGCTTGGCGACAAGATACGCATCCCCATGCGCTTGGAGACACAGAACGAGGTGGCAGCCCTGTTTGCGTCGGCGCACTGCGGGGTTTTCCCGAGCCGCGGGGAAGGATGGAACCTGGAAGCCCTTGAGCTGCTTTCAATGGGG